CACCGTCAAGACTGACACGATTTCAGGTAAAAGTAGTGGCTCATACCAGCCGGGCTACCTGCTGACGTTGACTGGATCGTTTCCAGTAGACATCAAGGTTGTTCGTAACACCGCTGACAACGGCACAACAAAGCTGGCCAATACGACAAATTGGCAGAGCTTTACGTCAATTATTGACGCCAAGCTTGCTTACCCAAACAGCGCACTTGTCGGTTTGCGTCTTGGCTCCAGTCAATTCAATAGCATTCCTCAACGCAAATATCTAATTCGCGGCATCAAGGTTGCGATTCCAAGCAACGCGACCGTTGACACCACAACACACCTGGGGCGGATCACTTATTCCGGCGTGTGGGATGGAACGTTCGCTGCGGCAACTTGGACGAACGATCCGGCTTGGTGCTTATGGGATTTGCTTACCAACGATAGGTATGGCGCTGGTATCCCTGAGTCTTCACTGGATCGCTACGACTTTTTTGCGATCAGCCAGTATTGCAACACCCTTGTTGATGATGGCAACGGCGGACAGGAGCCACGTTTTAGTTGCAACCTGCTGATCAACCAACGCAAAGAGGTTTACAACGTCATCCAAGAGATGAGCAGCATTTTTAGAGGCATCTCTTATTACGGCGCTGGTTCGTTGGTCTTGCTGCAGGACAAGCCTTCTGACGCTCAGTACACGCTTGGTCCAGCCAACGTTGTTGATGGCGTGTTTTCGTACTCTGGATCGTCAGTTCGCAGCCGCCATACCTGCGCGACTGTCGCGTATCAGAACTATGACGAGCAGGGTGAGGTGTCGTTTGAGTACGTTGAAGACGCTGACGCTGTTGCTAAGTACGGAGTCAATAACAAAGACATCAAAGCAGTTGGGTGTTATTCACAGGGGCAGGCCAACAGGCTGGGCAAGTGGACGCTGTTAAGCGAGCAAGATCTTTACGAGACGTGCAACTTTGCTATTGGCATTGACTCAGGGATTGTTGTCAGACCTGGCATGGTGGTAGATATTGCTGATCCGTTGCGTGGTGGAACGCGAAGGAATGGGCGTGTCTCATCAGCCACGACGCTTCAGATCACGATTGACAGTACGACTGAACTGTCAGTCAACATGGGCAACAGCCCGACGATCTCAGTTGTCTTACCTAACGGCCTAGTTGAGACAAGGGACATTGACACGATCAGCGGTACAGCGGTCAATGTCAGCACTGCGTTTAGCCAAGCTCCAGCAGCTAACGCCCCATGGCTAATTCAAACAACTGACATCCAGTCGCAACAGTTCCGCGTCATCAGTGTTGCTGAAAACGGTGACGGAGTTTTTGGCGTATCCGCTCTTAAGTACAACGAGAGCATCTACAACGCAGTTGAGCAGGATCTGAACCTGACTCAACGCGACATCACCAACATTTCTGCATCGCCAGACGCGGTAACAAACATCTCTGCCACTGAGTTTTTGTACGAAGAAGGAGGCTTGGTGCGGACAGGTGTTGACATTACTTGGACAAGTCCTGTCCTTAACGTCAACGATTTTGTTGTCCGTTATCGCCTGAACGACAATAACTTCGAGCGCATTATCACGGAGTCGCCTTCAACGCAGGTCAAGGGCCTGAAGTCTGGAACGTTAGAACTACAGATAACGGCCCGCAGTTTTATTGGTAAGTCTGGCCCGATTACTCGTCAAACGTTTGCGCTGCAAGGCAAAACGGCGATTCCAGGCAACGTTCAAAACCTGACGCTGGAGCCGTTGAACTACAACAGTGCACGATTGCGCTGGGATGAGACCGTTGATCTTGACGTGAAAGTCAGCGGCAAGGTGCATATCCGCCATAGCAACCTGACTGATGGCACTGCGAGCTGGAGCTTTAGTACAGACCTTGTGGACGCTATTGCAGGTAGCTCAACTGAAAAGACTGTTCCGCTGCTTGAGGGTGAGTACCTGGTCAAGTTTGAAGATGACGGCGGCAGAAAGAGCGCAACAGAGGCCAGCGTCATTGTTGATCAGCCAGTTGCGCAGACGTTTTACGGCGTTGCAACGCAAAGAGAAGACCAAATAACGCCAACACCGTTTACAGGCACCAAGACCAACACGACATACGACTCAACGTATGACGCTTTAATTTTGACCAGTTCTGGCGGCAGCGTGAACTCTTCAGGTGAATACGCCTTCGCCAGCACTTTGGACTTAGAGGACGTTTACAGCCTGGATCTGGAACGTCGGATTGTGTCTCGCGGCATTTACCCAGACGACACGATTGATAGCCGGACTGCGCTGATCGACACCTGGGATGATTTTGACGGCGGGGTGGTTGATTTCGTCAATGCCGAGCTTTACGTGCGGAAGACGGACGATGACCCATCTGGCACACCGACTTATAGCGCCTGGCAGCCATTGGCAAATGGTGTGTTGAAAGCTCGCGCGTTCCAGTTCAAGGCAGTGCTGACATCAGCCGATCCAGCGCAAAACGTGCTGGTTGACGAGCTGGGCTACAAAGCGCAGATGCAGCAACGGACGGAAAGCAGCAACGGCTTTGTGGCTAGCGGCACAACGTCAGGCGGCAAAGCAATTACGTTCAGCAATCCGTTTTTCACTGGCACGACAACGTTAGGAGGCGCAAACAGTGCTTTGCCGACAGTGACGATCACGCCGCACAACATGGCAAGTAATGATTTCTTTGTTGTGAATAGTCTGTCTGGGACAGGTTTTACGGTTGAATTTTTCCACGGCAGCAGCACGATTGACCGTAATTTCATGTGGTCAGCTACCGGCTTTGGCAAGGCGGAGTAAAGTGTCAAAAGGAGTGCGCTGACGCCCTGTGGCTACACACGACTATTCCCTAGCCAATCAAAGCGGTGCCAGCTTTCGTGGTGATCTAAATAACGCGCTGTCTGCGATTGCATCAAACAACAGCAGCTCAACCGATCCAGCAACGACGTTTGCTCACCAGTGGTATTACGACACTGGCGACACCACGCTCAAGATCAGGAATGCTGCCAATAGTGCCTATATCAACGTCAGTGCTGTTGGTGGAGCGGAGACAGCCAACTTTGGCCTTGCGTTAGCGGCATCACCGTCGTTTACAGGAACTGCCACGTTTGCTGGCAACATCCTGATGTCAGGCACTGGAACGCTTGACCTGCCAGTCGGAACAACAGCTCAGCGTCCGAGTAGTCCCAACAATGGGATGATCCGGTACAACACAACGCTGTCTAGGTATGAGGGTTATAGCGGTTCAGCCTGGTCGCAGATTGGTGGTGGTGCGACTGGTGGAGGCTCTGATGCAATCTTCCATACCAACGATCAATCGGTCAGCACAGACTTCACGTTGACTGGAACGTTGAACGCAATGTCAGCAGGGCCGATAACTATTGCTAGTGGAGTTACAGTGACGGTAAGTTCTGGCGCCACTTGGACGGTGGTCTGACATGAGCACAGTAAAGGCAGCCAACCTACAGAACACGGGGAGTGGTGCTCCAACCATTAAGAACAGTTCTGGAACTGAGGTCGGTCACTTTTGCAAAGCGTGGGTCAATTTTCAAGGCCATGGAACAGTCGCCATCCGAGACGACTTTAATGTCACTTCAATTACTGACGGTGGCACTGGTCTTTACACTATTAACTTCACTAACTCGCTGCCTAACGCAAATTACTCTTGGGTTGGTCAGATTGGATTCTCTGGAGATAATACTAATTCAATTCTCAACGTCGAGGCTCTTGCAGGATCTAGTAATACATACAGTTCAACCACGACGACTAGTCTTTTAAAGGTTGAAACTGTGTACGCTGACGCATCAACGAATAGAACTCGGTTTGATGGTCGATACATTGGTATCGCTGTTTTCTGCAATGATTGAACCATGAGCACACTCAAGGTCAGCACCATCCAAGACACGTCGGGCAACAACAGCTCGACACCTGCTGAAGTTGCCGAGGGTAGAGCAAAGGCTTGGCTCAACCTTACAGGCACTGGAACGATTGCCATCGCTGATGACTTTAATATCAGCTCTGTTACTGACAGAGGGACTGGTCGCTACTCAGCAACCTTTACAAATTCGATGAGCAATACAAACTACGTTGTAGTTGGAACTTCTGAATACACTGGCAGTGGTCAATTTCAAATTATAAGTATTGAAAGTGCTACTACAACAACAATTCAATTTGGCAACCAAGAAATAGACAACGAGCAGGCTGACGGAATTGTTCACCTTGCAGTTTTTGGAGATTGATCCATGAGCACCCTCAAAGTCAACGAGATCCAAGACACCAGCGGCACTGTCCGGCGTGGCATCCAGACCTACGCAATCATTTGCGATCAAAAAGCGCAAAACACTTCTGGAGGAACAGCTACTACCGGCGCGTGGCGTACTCGTGATTTGAATACTGAAATTGCTGATCCCGATAGCATCGTTTCTATTGCTAGCAACCAATTCACGCTTGGCGCTGGCACCTATTTAATTGAGGCATCGGCGCCTCTTTACCGTGTTGATGACTATGGAATGCGCCTCTATAACGTTACTTCATCTTCAGTTGTTCAGGCTGGTCAGTCAGGTTTCGCAGCCAGTTCCTACAACGTATATAATCATCCACAGGTATTTGCAAGAGTTACTATTACAGGCAACACCACTTTTGAAATTCAACAGCGATTTGCCCGCACTGAAACAACTTATGGTTTCGGGGTTCAAGGCAATGTCGGAGTAGAAATATACACTATTGTTAGGATCTTCAAGGAGGCTTGATTATGGACATTAACCTCGCATTGCTACAGCTTGGCCTCAACACCAGCGAATACCGCTTAAGTCAATCAGTTCCGCCTCACACCATCGTTGAGTGGCGCGGTCCTGGTACGCAGCCAACAGACGCTGAATTGCAAGCCGCTTATGATGCTTGGGTGGCTATTCCTGAAAACGCTGCACTTTTAGAGGCAACACCATGAGCGACAAGCGCATCATCTTCCCCAACGACGACGGTGGCGTTTCTGTCATCATCCCGTCAGACAACTGCGGGCTGAGCGTTGAAGCCATTGCCCGTAAAGATGTGCCTGCTGGCAAGGCGTATCAAATCGTTGACGTAGCGGACGTTCCAAGCGATCGTTCGTTTCGTGATGCTTGGACCTATACGGAGAGCTGACATGGGTATCGGACTCGACATGTCCAAAGCAAAGGACATTCATCGCGACAACGTGCGTACAGCACGCAAGCCTCTGCTGGAAGCCAAAGATCTTGAGTTCACCCGTGCTCAAGAAACCAGTGCTGACACGACTGCAATCGTGGCTGCCAAGCAAGCATTGCGTGATGCACCTGCTGCTGCTGCCATCGATGCTGCAACTACAGCTGATGAATTGAAAGCAGCTTGGGATACAAGCCTTTTAGGCGATAGCCCGTATTCCTGAAAACGGTAG